GTTTTGCCCCCCAAGGTGTCCGCCCCTGCCGCCGCCACGAGCACTACCGTCTCGGTGCCCTCTACGCTACCGATTCGGACCACCACGACCACCACGACCACCACGACCACCACCACGGTCGTTGCCATCCGACGCGATACCAGCGGATGGCGGTGCCCCCAATACGAGGAACTGTTCGCCTCCTACGGACTCGTCCCCGTAGAGACTTTCTCCTACATCGCCTACCGCGAAAGCCGATGTCGCAGGAAAGCGGTCAACGCCAAGTGGGATGCGAACGGAAACATGGTGTGGGCGCTCAACAAGAACGGCTCCTTTGATTCGGGGTTGTTGCAAATCAACTCAAGTTGGCGGACGGTGACGAGACAGATTTGTGGCGGGGGGATTGAACTGTTGACGGAGTTGGATTGCAACCTTCGGGTCGCCAAGTATTTGTTGGATAACGGCGGATTGGGGCACTGGGGAATCAAAGACTAGACCCCTGTTGAGGGTTCAGCGGGTGTGTGTCGGTTGTAATCTCGGCGATGTCATCGTGTCCTCGTGACCTCGGCATCGCCCATCGTGCCCTCGTGGTCGGGTGAGAGTCGGGGATGCGAGCACGCCCGAGACACTCAGGAGCGACATGCCGAAGTACAAGGTTCTACAAGGGATTGACTACCCGCCCAACAAGCGTGCGGAGGTCGGCGATGTCGTTGAGGATTTGCCTCCCCGTTCAATCAAATGGTTGCGGGAACAGGCAATCATTGAACCCGTTGACCCCAAGACGAAAGACCCTGAGCCACAACCTGAGCCAGTGGTCGTTGATGCGATTGCAAAGGATGACAAGTAATGGCTTTCATTCACGGCAAAAATGCGGCGATTATCCACGGCGTTCACCCGTTGACGGCGTTCCTCAACGATGGCTCTGTGTCTCAGGATGTTGAGACGGCTGAGACGACCGTTTTCGGTTCCTCGGCGAAGTCCTACATCACGGGTTTGCGTGACGCGACCGTGTCGGCGTCTGGAATGTTTGACGGCGCCGCATTGGCGGTGGATGTCGCGTTGAGCGCCTCGCTCGGCTCCGACTCGCTCGCCCCCGTCCTGTTCGCACAGTCGGGCATCACGGCGGGCAACACCGCCTACATCATGCTCGCCAAGACCACTTCGTATGAGGTTTCAGCCCCAGTGGGTGATGTGGTCACGGTTTCGTATGACGCGCAGGCTGACGGCGGTGCCGATGATGCGATTCTTCTCACCGCTCTCGCGGCGGTCACGGCGAGCGCCAACGGCGCCTCCCAAGACAACAGCGCCTCCACCGCAAACGGCGGGGTGGCACAACTGCATGTCACCGCAAACACGATGAACAACAACACCACTTTCAAGGTTCAGCACTCGTCGGACAACACGACCTTTGCCGACCTTGCCACTTTCACGACCGTCGCAACCACGGTCACCACTTCGGAACGGGTCCTCGTCGCAACGGGCACCACCGTCAACCGATACCTGCGAGCCAGTACAACGGCAAGCGGTACAGGCTCAATCACCTTCACAATGGCGTTCGCAAGACGCTAAGGAGAAACAACCATCATGGCATTTGTACACGGTAAGTCAGCGGTTTTCAAGTTGGATAACGCCGCGGGTTCGCTCGTTGATTATTCAACATACTTGGACGACATCGGCTTCCCCCGCGATGTGGAAACCGCCGAGACCACGACATTCGGTGTCGCTGGGTCGGCAAAGACCTACATCACTGGTCTCAGCGATGCGACCATCAGCGTCTCGGGCAAGTTTGACGCCACGGCGGACGCCACCCTGTCGGCAGTCGTCGGGCAGGCGGCAACGCTCACCTTTGAGTACGGTCCCGAGGGTTCGTCGGCTGGCAAAGTCAAGTACACTGGCGAGTGCATCCTCACCTCCTACGAAGTTTCGGCTTCGGTCGGAGATGTGGTGACCGCGTCACTGGATTTCCAAGTGACGGGGCAGATTACCCGAACAACCTTCTAAAAAACCACAACAACATAGGAGAATACCGTGTCCCTTCGTGACCGCATTATTGCAGTAGACGACACCCAACGAGAAATCGTCAAGATTGACGAGTGGGGTGTTGAAGTTGAAATCCGTGGAATGTCGGGGGCGGCTCGCGCCGCTATCTCGCAGGATGCCGCCAACAACAACGGCAACATTGACATGCGAAAGATGATGCCTGAAATCGTCGTCCAGTGTGTCTATGACCCTGAAACGGGTGAACAAGTGTTTGATGGCGCAGACAAGGACATTGTCATGGGCAAGTCGGGAGCCGCCTTGGACAAAATCGTGGCAGTCGCCATGCGATTGTCTGGCTTCGGAGAGAAGGCGGTAGATGAGGCGGGAAAAGGCTCCTAATCAACACCGAGCGCAGGTTCTTGTACGACCTCGCCGAGAAGTTGGGTCGCACCGTACACGAACTGTTGTACGGCAGTGGCGGGCACGCCCCCATCTCGTCTGCGGAAATCGTGGAGTGGGCGGCGTACTACAAGTTGAAGGCGCACGACGCAGAGAAAGCCGCAAAGCGTCGCCGTTAGCAGGTAGCCGTGGCTGACGAACTTGAAGTAAGGGCGAAACTTATCGCCGACGCAGGCGACTTCATTGACCCGATTCATGCGGCGACCGCGTCGTTACAGCACTTCCAGAAGGCGTTACAACCAACCTCCAAGATTCTGACCGTGCTCGGCGTCGCCGCAGGCACGGCGGGCTATGCGATTCTTCGTTACGGCAAAGAATCCTTCCAAGTCGCGGCGAAGGTCTCGGAGTTGAATGTCGCGATTCAGGCGGTCGGCAAGTCCACAGGTATCGGCGCCACCGCTATCAACAACGCCGCCAAAGCAATCCGCAAGAACGGCATTGAGATGGATGCCGCGCAAAACATCGCGCTGAAGTTCGCGCAAAACAACCTTGACCTCTCAAAAGCGGCTGGTGTTGCCCGCGTCGCCCAAGACTTGGCGGTCATCAGCCAAAGGAACTCCACCGACACCGCGGAGTTGTTGACTCGCGCCATCCAAACAGGGTCATCCATCTTGTTGAAGTCTGCTGGTATCTCGCGTTACGCCTCCGAGGGTTACTCAAAGTACGCGAAACAACTCGGCAAGAACGCCACCGAACTCACCGCCACCGAACGCCAACAGGCGACCATCAACCTCATCATGGAGGAAGGTACCCGAGTCGCAGGGTTGTACGAGGCGGCGATGACCGAGCCAGGGAAAGTGTTGCGTTCTTTCGCTCGTCTGCAAAACGACATCAAACTGGAGATGGGTACCGCGTTGCTCCAAGGTTTCGGTCCGATGATAAAAGCGGTCTACGACTTGGTCAACTCGTTCTCTAAGAGCCTCCGCGAGGGCGGTGCGTTTGCCAACATCCTGAAGGGTTTGGGTGTGGCGATGAAGGACTTGTTGCAACCGTTGACGGATTTGATTCGCAGGGGCGCCTTGTTCTTCAAGGATTTGGATTTGGGCAAACAGTCCGTTGACCAGATTGCGGCGTCGTTCAAGAAGTTCATTCCTATTGTGACCGCCGTGGGTGGCGGGTTGGCGGCGTTCGCAGGCAAGAAGTTGCTTGGGAACTTGCCGTTGATTGGCGCGTTCGCAACAAAGTTGAGCGGTCCATTGACCGCAATAGCCCTATTGGCGGCGATGTCGCCAGAGTTGCGGGAGGCTTTGACGAACATCGTCGCCTCGTTGAAACCGATGATTCCAGCAGTGATACTTTTCGCTAAGGCGCTCGCCGACACGATTGCCCAACTAACCGACTTGGGGACGGGCTTGCTTGATGCGTTCGGTCCAGTCATCACAACTGTCTTGGGCGGTTTGGCGTCCGCATTGCAGGTCATCGCGGCGTCTTTGACATACCTCAAACCCCTGTTGATGGTGGTCGGATTGTTGTTGATAAAGAACTTTGTGATGGGTGCACTCTTGGGAAGTCAAAGGGTGATGGCTCTGGTCGCAAGTTTCAAGGCGATGAGTGTCGCGGTGAAAATGGCTATCGCAGAGCAGAAGGCGTACAGTCTCACGGTTTCGCAGGGTGGGGCGGCGATTGGTTCGTTCAGAGCGGCGCTGTTTGCGTTGAGGGCGAGTCTCACCGCCGTAAAAGCCGCGGTCGTCAGCCTGATGACCTCCATGTTGCCGTTGCTCGCGGTCTATGCGGGCATTGAACTCTTCATGGCGTGGCGCAAAGAAACAAAAGCAACGGCGGAACGCACGAGGGATTTGACACAGGCGGTCAAAGACCAAATCTATGCGCTGAAGGGCAACACAACAGAAATCAACGAGTTCGTTCAGGGTCAGCGTGACCTAAAAGGCGCACTTACCTCTGGCTCCGACGCCGCCGACGAACTAGGGACGGCACTCAATGTCATCGGAGCCGATGCGACCTCGGCGTTCAAGGCATTTGACGGCGGCAAGAAAGCCATCTCCAAGTTCAACATAGAGGCGGCGAAGGCTTCAGGACTCAACTTCAACGCAGACCAGTTACAGGCTTTGCTGACTATCGCCGAAAACCAAGGCGGATTCTTCATCAACGACGAACTTACCCGCGACATGGCGGGTTTCAACGACCAACAACTTCAGTTCGTTGAAAGTCTCAAACAAGTCAACGACTTGATGAAACAAACCGACCCAGGCGCCTATGTACTCGGGTTGATAGACACGATGGCTGGTCAGGACAAGTTAGGGAAAAAGGCGAAGGATTACACCTACGCCGAAATGGAAAAGAACGCGGCGTTGGCTGACGGTATTGACAACATGGACGAGGCGCAGATGGTCATGGACATCTTCGCCAACAAGTACAAGAAACTAAACATTGAGGTTTTGGCACAAAAAGCGGCGCAAGAGAAGTTGAAGCCAGCGATTGACAAGCAAAAACTGTCGGTGCTCTCTCTGGTTACCGCCCTCAACGGATTGCGTGATGCGACCGACGACAACATCGTCAAAGCGGAGGCGTTCGCGGACAAGTTCTACGGCGGTCAGGACGACAAGAACAAGAAACTGGCTGAGTTCCAGAAGATTCGCGAGCAGACGACCGAGTTGGCGGAGGGATTGAAAAACACCACAGGCAACACCGACGCCTTCGCCAAGGCGGGCATGACGCTCTACAATCAGTTGAAGGAAAACTCCGCCGCCATCCTCACCCTTGGCGGGAACACCGCCGATGTGGCGAAGTATCAGAAGTCGGCGGTAGCACAGTTCTATGAGGGCGCCAAAGCGGCGGGTTATGAGACGCAACAGGTGGATGCCCTGCTGTATTCGCTGGGCATCCTAGCGGGATTGGACAAAATCACCGTCCAGATAGACGCCGACATAGAGGATTTCAAGCAAAAGATTATGACGGCAACGACAGCGTTGGCGTTGTTCAAGCAAGGAATCGGTGGCGACAATGAGGATGCCCGAAAGGCACAGGCGTTTATCACTCGGATGCAGGGCGCGATAAAGGTGCTTGAAGGCGCCAAGAACGGGGCAATCACTGGCGCGAACGCTTTTGACAAGTTCAACACGAAAACGGATGGGGCGAGCAAGGGGGCGTCAAAGTTGGAGAAGGAGAAGGAGAAACTTCGCAAGAAAATCATGGAGGTTGCGGAGAAGGCGCTCGCGAAGGCTACGGAGCGGATGGAGGAGTACTCCGATGCGATGAAGGGCATGGCGGACGCCGCGAAGAGCGCCATCTACGGTTCGTATTCGTTGACCGACGCTTTCAGTCAAGCGGAAGCCGCCGCGGAGAAGGCGAACGAACCGATAAGACAGATGAAACAGGATTTGGCTGACTACTCCAAGGGTGTTGCGGACAGCGTGCGGGATACGATGTCGTTCAGCAACGCTCTGTCGGGTTACGAACAGATGCAGGACGCCATCCGTCAGGCGAACGAGAACACGGCTGAGGCGCAGGCGAAGGTCAACGAGGAACAGGCGGCTTACGACGCTCTTGTCAGGAAAGCGGAGGCGACGATGGGCAGGAAAGCCCGCCGTGAAGCCTACGAAGAGGCGGCTAAGCAACTGGAGAAAGTGACCGAGGCGCAGAACCAGTTGGCTGATGCGACGGCGAAAGCCAACGAAACACAAAAACAACAGAAGTCAATGATGGACCGTCTGCGCGAGCAGTACAAGAACGCCATCAACTTTTCATCCCAGTTGCAAGAGTTGGTCGCCAAAGGTTTGACGAGGGAGGGTGTTGACCAGTTGTTGGCGATGGGGGCGGAAACTGGCGGCAAGTTCGCGACCGAGTTGTTGACGGGCGCCACCGATGCGATTCCCGAAGTGAACAAAATGTTCAAGGATTTGTCGGACTTGGCGGACAAGGCTGGTGCCTCGGCGGGTAAGGCGTTCTTCAAGATTGGTGATGAGGTCGGCGCCGACTTTATGAAGGCGTTGGCTGAACGCGCCAATGACGCCTCCAAGTTTGCGGAGACGGTGAAGCGCTTGATTGCTATGGGGTTGTCGCCGAACAACATTCGCATGGTGTTGGAGGCTGGTTTGGAGGCGGGAAGCAAGATTGCGGCGGCGATTGAGTTGGGCGGCGGTGAGACCATCAAACAAATGAACGAGTTTGAGTCGTCGCTCCGAGGACAAGCGGAAAACCTCGGAACCTTCCTCAACGACACTTTCTACAAGGCTGGTTTTGAGTTGGCGAAGAAGATTGTGGAGGGTATCAAGGACAAGATTGAGAAGTTGGAGGAGGAAATCGCCGATGCGACCATTGACCAGTTGAAGGCGGTTCTGGCTCGCATCAAAGGTGAGTTTGATGCCGCTTTGGCTGGACTGCCAATCAAGCCCGCGGATGTATCAGGCACGGGTGGCGGCGGCGGTACGACTGGTGGCGCAACCACTGGTGGCGCAACCACTGGTGGCGCAACCACGCCAGTCCGACCGATTGAAGCGCTCGCGGCAAGGGCAGTTCAAGCATCGGCGGCTGGCAATACCGCCCTTGCTTCAAGGATTAGTGAGTTCGTGGCGGAGCACCCAAACGCTGGAATCAGAAAGATTGAAAAAGAGTTCCCGAAGATTGCCGCGAAAATCGCACAGGCAAACGCCATCGCAACACTTGGTGGCGGCGGTGGTGGAATCAGTGGGAGTCTGACTGAGATGACCATGCTCGCCAAAGGCGGAATCGTGACCAGACCGACGCTTGGCATGGTCGGCGAGGCGGGTCCAGAAGCGGTCATCCCGTTGAATCGGATGGGCAAGATGGGCGAGTCCACGGTTATCAACTTGACGGTGAACGCGGGTATGGGTGCTGACGGCAAGACGATTGGTGATGCGATTGTCAACGAACTGAAACGGTGGTCTCGTAAGAACGGCGCTCTACCAGTCACAACCGTATGAGCAAACTCATGCCGTGGGGCGGCACCTACAAGGTGACCGCAGAAATCGGATTCATCGCGGGCATGGAGTTGGATGCTACTGACGGCTACGGCACCCTTGACGACCCGCTCTGCGCCCTGTATGACAGTGGTGTCGGCGTGGACATCACCGAGGATGTCCAAGAAATCAACATCACCCGCGGACGCCAAACCCAGTTGGATGAGTTTTCCGCCGCTACATGCAGTGTGGTGCTCTACGACCAAGCCAGAAAATACGACCCAGTCAACACCGACTCGCCGTACTACAACACCACCGAGGGCACTTCTGGCGTCACCATCCGCCGTCAAATCAAAGTGTTCTACGGCGACACCCCACTTTTCACGGGTCGCATCACCGACATAGATGTTGAGTTTCAGCCGACCTCAACACCAATCTCTCGGTCAACGGTCACGATTGAAGCATCGGACGATTTCGTGTTGTTTGCCAACGCCCGCATAGAGGAGTTCAACCCCACCGCCCAACTTGGCGGTGCCAGAATCAGTACCCTGTTGGCTCTACCAGAGGTCAACTACACCGATGCGACCGACCTAGCGACGGGAACCATCACGCTTGACACCGAAACAATCCCCGACCAAACCGTTTTGCTTGACTACATGCAAGACATCGCGGCAACCGAACAGGGCTACCTGTTCCTCAAAGGAGACGGCGTGCTCCGTTTCTCCAACCGTCTCGGCACCGTCATCGTGACCTCACCGTTCTTTTTCTCGGATGACGGCACTGGAGACGCCGATTACGAGACCCTGTCGGTGATGTACGGACAGGAACAGTTGTACAACCGTGTCGTCTGCACCCCGATTGACTCAACCAATCCTGGCATCGCCAACGATGCCGCAAGCCAAGCCGACTACGGAGTGTCGGCTTTGCATCTCAGTGGTTTGCTTTGCTCCGACGCCGACGCCCAAATCATGGCGGACTATCTGTTACCCCTCTACAGTCAACCCCAGTACAGATTTGATTCTGTGTCGGTGTCGTTTGCTGGTGCCAAGGTGTCCGTCCCAACCCAAGAACTCATCATCGCCTTGGATTTGTCGTCGGTCATCAAGGTCAAGAAGTCGTTTGCCATCGGCACCCCGACGAGCATCACCCAAAGCCTTTCGGTAGAGGGCATCAGCCACACCATAACCCCCACCGCTCACAACATTGTTTTCCGTACCGCCGTCCGCGAAATCGCGTTCCCGTGGACGCTGGACGACGCCACTTTAGGTAAGTTGACCAGCGGTAATGCAGTAACATAGCGCCTCTATGGCTGGAGCAGGCGCGTATCTTTGGGAAGCGGGCGAGGTTGTTACCGCCGCGAATCTTCAGCAGTATGTCCAAGACCAAGTAGTTGCCGTCTATGCAAACAGCACGGCTCGTGATGCGGCATACGGCGGTGCGGGCGAGCCGACCTTGGCGGAAGGGATGCTTTGCTACCTCGCGGACTCCGACACCCTTCAGTATTATTCAGGTTCTTCATGGGTGAACTTCATCGTGCCAGTGACCTTCAATGCGAAGGGCGACCTGCTCACCGCAACTGCGGATAATGCGCCGACGATTCTTTCGCTCGGCACAAACGGATTCGTGCTTACCGTGGATACTTCCACGGCTACAGGACTCACTTGGGCGGCAACGGCAGTGGGTGGCGCAGACATTATTGAAGTTCAAGTGTTCAGTTAGGAGTTCACAATGGCAACATTTGCAAAGAGAAAACTTGAGTCATCCACGGATGGTCGGGGCATCAAGGTTGCCGCCACCGCTACGGCTGGCACGACGATTCACACAGGCGATACGACTGCTACGACCTTTGATGAGGTGTGGCTGTATGCGATGAACACTTCAGCATCGTCGGTGAAACTGACGATTGAGTGGGGTGGCACGACTTCACCTGACGACTTGATTGAACTCACCGTTCAGCCAGAAGCAGGACTTGTGACGGTATCTCCAGGTCTTGTCCTGAAAGGCAATGCCACTGCGCTCGTCATTCGTGCGTTTGCGGCAACGGCGAATGTCATCACCATTCACGGATTCGTGAACCGAATCACGGCGTAACCGATGGCTACGGCTCGCCGCCAACTTGGGTATGTGTCGTCACTGACGACGCAGACCGTTCCTGTTTCGCCACAGACGCTGAGCGTTGAGTTCTTGCTAGTCGGTGGTGGCGGTGGCGGCGGCGGTGGCGGTTTCGGTGCCGCGGCTGGTGGCGGCGGTGCTGGTGGCTTCGTTACAGGCTCAGGAATAATCGGCAAGACGACCTACACGGTCAAAGTTGGTGCGGCGGGAAGCGGTGGTGCGGCTCGTAAGAACGGCTTGAACGGAACTGCGTCATCGTTCATTAGTTCTGCCAATGGCGGTGGTGGTGGTGGTCTCAGCAGCGTAGATAACGGTCGTGGCGGTCAGGGTCAGGTCGGCGGTTCGGGCGGCGGCGGTGGTGGCGGTTTTGCGGCTAATGCTTCTGCTGGCGCAGGCGTTTCAGGTGAAGGGAACAACGGTGGAACGAGCGACAATAACACGAGCAACGCTGGCGGTGGTGGCGGTGCTGGCGGCGGCGGTGGGAATGGGTCTAGCACGACAGGTGGTGCTGGCGGTGCGGCATCAACGAATAACTACACAGGTTCTTCTATCTCGTATTCTGGCGGCGGTGGTGCTGGCGGCTCTAGTACGGGTGGAACCGCTGGAACGAATGCTGGGAATGGTGGTAGCAACGCTTCTGGCTCTGACGCAATAGCAAATCGTGGCGGCGGTGGCGGTGGAACTGGTACTCCAGACCCTAGCACGGGCGGCAACGGCGGAAGCGGTCAAGTAGTCATTCGTTATCTCACCGCAGACGCAACAGGTTTGACGGTGAGCGCATCGGGCGCAACATCAGCGACACCACTTGATGCTGGCGGCGGCTACTCATACTTTCAGTTCAACGGCTCAGGAAGTTTGACGGTGGCGTAATGGCACACTTCGCAAAGATAGAGAACGGCGTAGTCCGTGAAGTCATCGTGGTTGGCAACGACAATGCACCAACCGAAGCCGCAGGCAAGGCGTTTATCGCATCCATCGGATTGTCTGGCGAGTGGGTACAGACTTCGTACAACTCAAATCCGATTGAAGGTCAAGACAGAGGCAAGTACGCAGGTATCGGTGACATTTGGAATGGTGAACAGT